GCGACGATCAATCAGCTTCGGCAGTCGTTTCAGATTCAGCGTCTTTTGGAAAGGGATGCGCGTGGCGGAACTCGTTATACGGAAATCGTGCGGGCGCAATTTGGTGTGGAGTCACCCGATGCGCGTTTGCAGAGGCCGGAATACTTGGGTGGGGGTTCGAGTCCCATTACGATCAATCCGATTTCGCAAACGTCAGGGACTTCCGCGAGTGGGACTACGACGCCCCTCGGTACGCTGTCGGGTATGGGTACGGCTTTGGCGCATGGGCACGGGTTCTCTCAGTCGTTTACAGAACATGGAATCTTATTGGGTCTTGTTAGTGTCCGTGCCGATTTGACGTACCAGCAAGGGCTGCGCCGTATGTGGTCGCGGTTGACGCGGTACGATTTTTATTTTCCTGCGTTCGCGCATCTTGGTGAGCAAGCGGTGCTGAATAAGGAAATTTATTGCAAGGGTGACGCGAATGACGCGCTCGTTTTTGGGTATCAGGAGCGGTGGGCGGATTACAGGTATTTTCCGTCCATGATTACCGGGTTGATGCGTTCGACGGCGGCGACGACTATCGATGCGTGGCATTTGGCGCAGAAGTTCACGGCGCTGCCGACGTTGAACAGTACGTTCATCGAGGATACTCCGCCGGTGTCGCGTGTTGTTGCGGTTGGTGCTGGTGCGAACGGTCAGCAGTTTATTTTCGATTCGTTCTTCGATATTCGGTCAGTGCGGCCTATGCCGATGTATTCCGTTCCCGGTCTTATCGACCATTTCTGATCATGAGCATCTTCGACGGGTTGATCGGGTCTATTATTTCCGGTGCCGGTAGTTTTTTCGGACAGGAGGATGCGAACGCGGCGAACGCTCAACAGGCGGCGATGAACCGGGATTTTCAGGAACGGATGAGTTCTACGGCGCATCAGCGTGAGGTCGCGGATTTGATCGCTGCGGGTCTTAACCCGATGTTGTCTATGAGAGGTTCGGGGGCCTCGACCCCGAGCGGTTCTACTGCGGTGATGCAAAGTGCCCTCGGCGCTGGTGTTCATTCGGCGCAGCAAGGCGCGCCGGTTGCGGCTCAGGTTGGAAATATCGAGGCGGATACGAATTTGAAGAATGCTCAGGCGGAGACTGAGGGTGCCAAGAAGGTTCAGTCGTTGTCGAGTGCGGGTCAGTTGGATGCGGTCAGGGATAATATTCGGCAGGAAATGACCGCGTTTGTTGACCGTGTTCGGAAGTTGGTTGCGGAGACGGGGGCGCTCGGCGCGCAAGAGCGTAAGCATGGTACGGAGTCGGATTTGAATGTTTATTCGTTGCGGTATTTGCAGCCCGTAGTGCGTGAACATGTTATTGCTCAGGCTCAGAAGCTGCGAAAGGAAAGTGAATTGCTTGGGCTGAAGGTTCCGGAAGCGCTGCAGGAAGCCGCGTTTTTTCGTTCTCCGAGTGGTAAGGGTGCGATGCATTACCGCTACGCGCCTCAGACTTTTACCAGCGCGTGGACGGGTTCCTTGTCGGGTAAAGCGGATGAGATTAAGGGGATAATTTCCCCTGAGGTTAAGAGTGCGCCTCGGGGCGTTCCGAATTACGGTTTTCGATAGGAGGTCAGTCATGGTTCCGAAGATGAAAGCGAGGGCGGCTTATTCGTATGATGTGGATGCGGCCTCGGATGAGGCCGGGTTGCGTTGTTTGGATGAGTCGCTTACCAAGCAAGCGTTTGCGGAGGAGTGCGATATCAATACGATTGTTCGTCGGTTTGGGCTGACCGGGGAATTGCCGGTCGGTGTGCGGATGCCGACCTACGGTGATTTCGAGGGTGTGTCGGATTTTCATTCCGCGATGAATGCGGTCGCGAAGGCGCGCGAGTCGTTCGATACGATGCCCGCCCATGTGCGGGCTCGGTTTCACAACGACCCGGGGGAGTTTGTGGATTTCTGTTCGGATGAGGCGAACAGGGCCGAAGCTGAGAAGCTCGGCTTGGTTGAGGTCAAGGTAGCTGCGGCTGCAGCTGCGCTTGTTGGCGGGGCTGTGGTACCCGCTGCGGCGCCGGCGGCGCCGGTTGGTGGTTCGGAGGCGAAGCCTACGGTTGCACAGTGATTTGCTTGCTCAAACTGTGCTAGGTGACACCATGTTTTGGTGTTGCCTTTTTTTTGTTTTTTTTGTTTACCCGTAAGGGTTTGTTTTAACTGGCTATTTAGCGTTTTGCGTGTGCATTTGCGCGCGTTCTTTTCGCTAATAGGTTGTTTTTACAGTTGTTTTTGCATTATAGGTTTACTTGATGCATTTTTTTTTTAATCAGGGAACCTGCCGGTTGCATTTTGTGTTAGGCAGGTTCAATATTTTTTGAATTTTTCTAGGAGGTCGTATGCGTCCACTTCGTCGTTCTGCTGTTAGCAAGGCGGGCTCTTCTCGCCATTTTCGTCATCAGGTTGGTAGGACTAAGGGAGCAAATGTTCGTGGCGCTCCGATGCGCGGCGGTATTCGGCTGTAGTGCCCTGCTACCATCGTTGGACGCCTCAGGCGGTTTCAGGTGCTGTTCGACCGATCGCTTGCGGTCAGTGCCGTGGGTGTCGTTTGGAGCGTTCGCGTCAGGCTGCGATCAGGTGCGTTCATGAGGCTCGTATGCATGAGCTGAATTGTTTTGTCACTTTGACTTACGCGGTGACAGGTTTTTCGTTGGTGTACAGGGATTTTCAATTGTTTATGAAGCGCCTTCGGCGTTCTGCCGGGGGCGTTCGTTTTTATATGTCTGGTGAGTATGGAGAGCGGCGCTCGCGTCCGCATTTCCATGCGTGTTTGTTTGGTTTTGATTTCGCAGACAAGGTGTATCACGCTAAGAGCCCTGCGGGGTTCAAGCTGTATACGTCTGCGTTGTTGTCGCGGCTTTGGCCGCATGGTTTTTCTACGGTGGGAGCGGTGACTTTTGAAAGTGCCGCGTATGTGGCCCGGTACATCATGGATAAGCAGTTAGGTGACGGGCGGAGAACGATGGATATCGTGGATCCGGACACGGGTGAGGTTTTTGTGCGCGAGAAGGAATTTTCGCGGTGTTCGCTTAAGCCCGGGATCGGGCGTCCGTGGTTGGATAAGTTTTACTCGGACGTGTATCCGAGTGGTAAGTGTGTTGTGAACGGTCGGGAGGTCAAAGCGCCTCGGTACTATGACCGTGTTGCTCGGGCTCGAGGTCTTGGCGCGTACATGGAGTTGAGTTCTAAGCGGGCGGTTGAGGCGGTGCCCGCGATGCGGGATAGTTCGGATTCTCGTCTTGAGCAGAAGGAAATTGTATTAGCTGCCCGTCTTGGTCAGCTAAAACGTAGTCTTTGAGGGAGGTTTTATGCGTATGGTTGTCGTGGCGGTGCATGACCGTGCTGCAGATGCGTTTGCGAGGCCGGTTTTCGTGCAGTCCGTTGGTCAGGCCTTGCGGTCGTTTCAAGACGAGATCAATCGGCCCGCGGATCAGAATGAAATGAATCGGCATCCAGAGGATTTCGACCTGTTCGAGCTTGGGTCGTACGACGATTCGACGGGTAAGTTGTTGTCGCTGGATGAGCCGAAGTTGATCGGGATCGGCCGCCAGATGTTTTTGTCGATTTCGTCGCAGTAATTTTGGGGAGCGCGTCATGTTCATGAATAAGTCGGTGAATGTTCATCAATTCGCGATGGTGCCGAAGGCGGATATTCCGCGTTCGTCGTTTTCGATTCAGACGACGCACAAGACTGCGTTCGATGCCGGGTATTTGGTGCCGGTGTACGTGGATGAGGTTTTGCCGGGCGATACGGTGCGTTTGAATATGACTGCGTTTTGTCGGTTGGCGACGCCGATTTTTCCGGTGATGGATAATCTTCATCTGGATTCGTTTTTCTTTTTCATCCCGTATCGTTTGGTGTGGTCGAATTGGGTGAAGTTGATGGGTCAGCAGACCAACCCGGGGGATTCGATTTCATATTCGATTCCTCAGTGTGTGACCCCTGCTGGTGGCTATTCGATCGGGACTATTTTCGATTACATGGGTCTACCGACTGCTGGTCAGGTGACGGCGGGCTTGACGGTGACTCATTCGGTGTTGCCGTTGCGTGCTTATAATTTGTGTTGGAACGAGTGGTTTCGTGATCAGAATCTTCAAAGCTCCGCGCCGTTTGCGGTGACGGATGGGCCGGACAATTTTGCGTCGTATCAGTTGTTGCGGCGTGGTAAGCGTCATGACTACTTCACGTCAGCCTTGCCTTGGCCACAGAAGGGTTCTTCGGTAGCGCTCCCGCTCGGTGTTTCCGCGCCGGTTTACGGCGACGGTAAGGCTCTCGGTATTTGGGACGGTACGAACACGGTAGGTATGGCGAGCTCAGCGGCTTCGGTGCTGGCTGGTGGTGCGTCGAACTATAACCAGCCGGTTGGTACCGCGTTAGGTGGCGGCACGTTTGCCGCGAGCAAGGGTATTGGTGTTGTGACGTCGGGTGCGTCAGGTCTTTATGCCGATTTGTCTACGGCGACTGCGGCGACGATCAATCAGCTTCGGCAGTCGTTTCAGATTCAGCGTCTTTTGGAAAGGG